CGGGTATGTCACGACCCACGTCCCCAGGGCGAGGATCGTCGACCTTGCGAAGAAGCTCAAGCGATCCCTGGGAATGGAGGAGGCAGCATCGTGAAGGAACTGCATTCGACCGTCGCCGGCGATAGGATCACACTCACGACCGGAGGCTATCAGGTCCGCCCGATCGAGGTCCGCACCGTTGCCGAAGTCAAGAAGACCTTCCTCGTCGACGAGAAGGGGGAGAGGTGGGCGAAAAGTGGTTGGCGATACGGGAAGGAGGGCGCGGGGGCGAGCGAGTGGTCGAGGGCGCGTCCTTTCGAGCCGGAGGACACGCTCGACAACGCCGAATCGGCGAAGCGAGCGAAGCAGAGCCGACTGATCGCAGCGATCCGGGGGACTCCCTGGCACGAACTCGAAGAGTGGGAGCTTGAGGCGGTCGTTCGGATCGTCGGCGCGTAGCCTGGTCATGTCCGGCCCCCGGGCCAAAATCGGGGACCCATGAACGAAACTCGAACATCCGGGAGCGTACGACGCCGGAGATCCGCGGTCCGGAGCAGCTCCGCGTGTCAAGATAGGGGAACAGGTATGTCGGCAGGCAGACCAAAAGGCGGCGGGGGGAGAGCGGGCCTCACCTTCCGGGAGGTCGAGGCCCTCGGGGCCGTCGTCGAGGGACGATCCCTCGCCGGAGCGGCCGCGGCATTAGGTGTGAGCCGCCAGAGGATACATCAACTCTTCTGGCGGGCCTGCGAGAAGTGGCCGGGAGTCGCGGCTGCTCTCTTTCGACAGTGGCGGTGGGAGCATCGGTTCCTAATGCGGGAGAAGTCGAGGAGGCGGAGCCTGTGATCCTCACCGACGGCGTTCACCTCGTCGCCACGGAGCCGGGGGAGCTTCACCCCTTCGCCGGCGGGATCGGACTCCGGCGGAGGTGGGCGCAGCGCAGCCGATCGGGGATCGAGCATTACGACTTGACGACTCGGCGGAAAGTGCGGCAGGCGGTGGCGGCGGGGGCGATCCTCGTCGCACCTCGGGCGATCGTCGATTGTGCAGATAGGACGCCGCCCCGTCCTCGTCCTCGTGCGCTCCGGGACCCGCGTTAGGGTAGATACCGGGCAGGGGGTCGAAACGCTTAGAGGCGATTCTGAGGCGTTTTTCACATGGGACAGGTAGGAAGGCCCTCAAAACTCACCGACGAGGTCAGAGAGAAGCTCCTGTCGGCGATCCGCGTCGGGAACTTCGCCACGATCGCCGCCAGGTATGCAGGGATCAGCGAGGCGACGTTCTACCGATGGATGGAGCGCGGGAAACAGGCGCGCTCGGGCCAATATCGAGAGTTTCGAGAGGCGGTCCTGGAGGCGGAGGTCGAGGGGGAAGTCTCCCTCGTCACCGAAATCAAGCGGGCCGCGACCTCGAACCCATCGGCGGCAAGGTTCATTCTCCAGCAGCGACACCCGTCGCGGTGGCGGCGCAAGGAGGGGGAAGAGGAACGCCGCAAGGCGGTCGACGAACGGGACCGGCGGAGAATGACGGACGATGCGCGGATCGAGGAAGCCCACGCGGCCCTTGACCTCGCCCGACAATCGAAGGAGCCGGAGCCGATCGCAAAGGGACCGGCCGAGGCGGAAGCGGAGGCGGCCGCATGACTGTCGCAGTCCGACCGAAAGTCGACCTGTTCGCCGCGCAGACCGTCGCGCGCCGCGCCTTGTACGGCCTCCCCGATCCCGTCGCCTACTTCCGAGCGCACCCTCTCGATTGGATCGAGACTCACCTCGTCATTCGGACGAAGAAGCGGAGGGTCGAGCCGCTCCTTCTGAATGACGTCCAGCGACTCTACTTTCGAGGCCGGCTCGGATGGGACATAATCCTCAAGCCTCGGCAGGTCGGGATCACGACCGCGTCGGCCGCCTGGTATTTCGCCGACACCCTGCTAAACGACAACACGGTCACCGTCATGGTCGCCCACGATCGAGAGTCGACCCGGCGAATCTTCGAGATGGTCAAGCGGTTCTGGGAGTTCCTCCCGGACGAGGAGAAGGACCGCGTCGGCGAGCCTCTCTATTCGACGAAGACGGAACTGGTCTGGGATCGGATCGGATCGAGCTTCTTCGTCGGGACCGCCGGCTCGGAGCGGGCCGCCTTCGGGAAGGGCTTCACGATCAACAACCTTCACGCCTCCGAGGTCGCCGTCTGGCCGAAGATGGAGGAGGCCTTCACCGCGCTTCTCGAAGCGATCCCCGAGGGCGGATCGGCGACCGTTGAATCGACCGCCTTCGGAATGGCGAACCCCTTTCACGCGCGATGGGTCGAGGCGAAGTCCGAGCGCAGCGAGTTCCGGCCGCACTTCTTCCCTTGGTGGATCGAAAGAGGATACACGATCGAGGCCGGTCCGCCTCTGGGCGAACTGAATCAGGAAGAGAAGGCCCTCCGGGAGGTTCACGGATTGACGGAGGGGCAGATCAGGTGGCGGCGACAACGGAAGGCACGGCTCCGCGATCGCTTCCCGCAAGAGTACCCGGAGAACGACACCGAATGCTTCCTCACGACCGGCCGGGGAGCGTTCGACGCGGCCTCTCTCCTCGCTCGCCTGAAAGTGATCGCGGCCGACGACGTCAAGACGAAGCCGATTCGGGTTCGCGCCCTGAACGACGGACTCAAGGGAGCCGTGTCCCTGCATCCCGCGGTTCTCTGGACGTGGGAATACCCGAAGCCGGGTCGGAAGTATGTGATCGGAGCCGACACCTCGGAAGGCGTCCAGGGCGGTGACTCCTCGGCCGCCTGTGTCGTCGATCACAAGACCGGCCAGCAGGTGGCCGAGCTTCACGGACTTATCACCCCGGAGAAGCTCGCGCGCTTCCTCGACCTCCTCGGGAGGTGGTATAACCTCGCGAGGGTCGGCGTCGAGCGAAACAATCACGGACATTCCGTCCTCAATTCGCTTCGGCACACTCACCGCTATAAGAAGCTCTACTATCACCGGGCCTATGATCGGACCGGGAGACAGAAGCCGATGCTCGGATGGCCGACGGACTCGAAGACGAAGCCGATCATGGTCGACGAAATGGCGGCCGCCGTTGTCACCGGCGCGTTCGGGATAAGGTCTGCCGACCTCTGCGACGAACTCCTCGGGATGGTCGTCACGGACACCGGATCGGTCGAGGCGTTGGAAGGGAAGCATGACGACCGGGCGATCGCCGCGATGATCGCTTGGCAGATTCGATCGAGGCGAGTCCCGCGCGGCTCGACAGAACGACCGGAGGGATGGTAGACGTGAGGGCGAAGTCGGAGCGGTGTCCCTGGGAGGACTTCCGGGCGATCGTCGAACACGAAATCGCCGGGATGGGCGGCTTCGGAGAACTCACTCTCCGGGTCGTCTGTCACGAGGGCGCACCGAAGCACATCTTCGTCGAGGCGAAGAAGACTCACTATCGAATCGGGGGGACAGAGGTCCCTCGCCGATTGACAGGCGATCCCGTCGAAACCTAGAATGACAGAGTCGCAGTTCGAGTAACCGCCCGGATCGCGCGATCAGGCGGACGCTCTCGGAGAGCATCGGCCGCGGGGGCCAGCACCCTCCTGTCGGCAGCGCAGTCGCCGAGAAGCGTCCGCCTCTTGCTTGCCAGGAGGAAAGACAATGGCGATCGTGTTCACGAAGTGGCCGCCCGAAGCCGACACTCCCCGGCTCAATCGATACAGGCGCGCCGCGAATCTCTTCGCCGGCCAACACCGCGAGGTGTTCGGAGTCAAGGCTCGCCCGTTCCAAGTCCTGCGATACCTCACGGCGAACTTCCCCGGCCTCATGTCCCGGCTCGCCGCGGACCTTCTCGCAGGGGAACCGGCGACCGTCCTGCCGGCGAACGAGGATCAAACCGAAGCCGTCGACACGCTCTCCGACATTGTCGAGCGGAACAGTCTCCCCGTTCTGATATGGGAGGCCGCGGTGTCCGGCTCGATGCGCGGGGATGCCGTGTTCAAGGTCCGATGGGGGCCTCGAACTCGACCGCCGGCCGGGGCCGACCCGGTCGACCCGGAAGCCCTGATCGAGGAAATCCCGGCCTCAATCTACTTCCCCGAACTCAATCCCGACAACGTCCGGGACGTCCTCTCTGTCTCGCTCGCCTGGGAGCGGAAGCTCAAGGAGGATCGATTCCTTCGAGTCGAGGAACACGAACCGGGCGTGATCCGACACAAGCTCTTTCGACTGCAAGGCGGAGTGGTCGGCGACGAGGCTCCCTTGTCGACCTTCGCTGAGTATGCCGAACTCGCCGAAGAGGAGGCGACCGAACTCGACGTGATCCCGGTCTTCCATGTCCCGAACCTCCGCATGGGGACCGAACACTTCGGCCGATCCGATTACCAGGGGATCGAGTCTCTCTTCCAGGCCTTGAACAATCGCCTAACCCAGGTCGACGAGGTCCTCGATCGACACGTCGCGCCGAAGATCACGATTCCCGAAGGGATGGTCGACGCCGAAGGAAAGGTGTCGATCGAGAGCCTCCAGGTTATCGAAATGGGGCCGGACATGGCTCCGCCGTCTTATATCACCTGGGACCCTCACCTCTCCGCCGCGAAAGACCACATGGATCGACTCCTCGAACTGATTTTCATATTGACGGACACCTCGCCGACACTCCTCGGCCTCGATAAGTACGGGGTCGCCGAGTCCGGGCGCGCGCTCCGGCTCCGCATGATCCGCACCGCCGCGAAGATCAGGCGGAAGAAGATGTATTTCGACCCGGTGATTCGGGACATTCTCGTCGCCGCGCTCACCCTCACGGTCAAGCTCGGACAGAAGAAGTTCGACGTCGAGCGTCCGACACTCGAATGGCAGGACGGAGTCCCGACAGACTACGTCGAACTCGCCGAGGTCCTCGAACGGCGTCGATCGGCGGGGAGCATATCGATCGAGTCTTCGATCCGAATGCTCGACGGGGCCGATGCCGTC